ATCTAGGATGGCACTTACTAATTAAAGCAAGGAAAATATAATGAGTACAGGTCTAATAGTTTTTGGTTTATGGATAATATTTTGTGCAGTATTAGTAGTTGTTATTCTCTGGGTAGTTGACCATATGGTTGAGGTCGTCGATGATGAAGAATGCCCTTTAGGAAAAGACTGTAACTTTGAAAAGAAAGTTGAAGAAAATAAAGACGACTATGAACACACTAAAGAATATTATGATCGAGATAGGAATAGATAATTGAAAAAACTTAAAGTAGCAGAAATATTTTATAGTTTACAAGGTGAAGGTAAATGGGCAGGTGTGCCTAGTGTATTCTTAAGAACTTTTGGTTGTAACTTTCAATGTAGAGGGTTTGGTTTACCTAAAGGTGAATCTACTACAGTTCCTGAGGAAATAGCTGAAAAGGTAGATCAGTTTAAGATATATGAGGAACTGCCTTTAGCGGCAACAGGTTGTGATAGTTATGCGTCATGGCATCCAAAGTTTAAGCACTTATCTCCAGTATTAGAAACAACGGCTGTTAATCAACGAATGGAAGAACTTATTCCAGGAGGTCGTTGGGATAATGATTCACAGCAAGATGTACACTTAGTAATTACAGGTGGTGAACCGTTATTGGGTTGGCAACGTAGCTATCCAGAACTGCTTGAACAAGCTATGGAAAAAGGATTACACAACATAACATTTGAAACTAACGGTACACAAGAGATAGCACCAGAGTTTGAACAATGGGTTTACAATGTATGGCATGGTCTGAGACTATGGGATCAACTAACATTCTCAGTGAGTGCTAAACTGCCATGTTCAGGTGAGAAGTGGGAAGAAGCAATTAAACCTGACATTGTTGTTAACTATGAAAAACTAGGTTATACATATCTTAAGTTTGTAGTGTCAACTGAAGATGACGTTGAAGATGTTGATCGTGCAGTAAAAGAATACAGAGATGCAGGATTTCAAGGACCAGTATACTTAATGCCTATAGGTGGATTACCAGAAGACTATCATCTTAATACTGAACAAGTAGCAGAATTATCAATGAAAAAAGCATATAGGTATTCACCTAGACTACAAGTAGACATTTGGCGTAATGCCTGGGGAACATAATTGGACAAATATATATTTACAAGTGAATCAGTATCAGACGGACATCCAGATAAAGTAGCAGATCAAATATCTGATGCCTTAGTAGATGCTGGGTTAGAACTAGGTGATCGCACAACAAGAGTAGCGATTGAAACATTAGTAGCAACAAATCACGTAACACTAGCTGGTGAAGTTAAAAACTTTAATGTCGTTGATGCCAATCAAATAGTTAGAGATACTGTTAAGAAGATTGGATACGAACAAGAAGGATTCCATTGGAATACACTAGAAATAGACAATCATATACATAGCCAATCAGCTGACATTGCCTTAGGTACAGACGATTTTGGGGCAGGTGATCAAGGTATTATGTTTGGATATGCTAATAGAGACAACGAAGCATACTTGCCTGCACCTATATATTACAGTCACCAGATACTTAAACAACTAAAACAAGCAAGACAAAACAATGATATATTGTTGCCAGATGCTAAAAGTCAAGTCAGTGTTGAATATATAGGTGATCAAATACAGCGTATCGACCAAGTGGTAATAAGCACTCAACACACTGAAGGAGATTGTGATCAAGCTAGAAAAATATCACAAGATGTGGCACTGTCAGTGTTAGGGCATCTAGTAGATGATGATACTGTATGGCATCTCAATCCTACTGGTAACTTTGTAGTAGGTGGTCCAGATGGAGATTCAGGACTAACAGGTAGAAAAATTATCGTAGATACTTATGGTGGATGGGCTCCACATGGTGGTGGTGCATTTAGTGGCAAGGATCCAACTAAAGTAGATCGTTCAGCGGCCTATATGGCCCGTTGGCTAGCAAAAAATGTAGTAGCTAGTGAAATGGCTGACTGGTGTCAAATACAGTTAAGTTATGCTATTGGTGTTAAAGAACCTACATCAATATATGTAGAATCAAATGGGCATAATCGTTCTATAGAAAAGTTTATTAGATCTAATATTGATTTAACACCGTTAGGAATCATTGACAGATTTGATTTATTCAACTATAATAACTATCGTGAGAACTGTGTTTACGGACACTTTGGTAATAAAAACGTACCCTGGGAGAAAATAGGATGGGAATAACAGATAAACTTAAAAGCATGTTAGGCCAGAAAGAACAGCCTAAGAAAGGTAAAAAGAAATTATCAGCTAAAGAATTAGCAGATAAAAATAAAGAACCATACATTAATATAGTAAGTATGGATGTTGATCCAGAAAATTTAAATGACGGAGCATTTGAACTTGATTGGAATGATATTTTTATTGCTAGATTAATAAAGGCAGGGTATCAAGGAAAAACTGATCAAGCTCTAGTAGATCAATGGTTTCAAAATATCTGTCGAAACGTAGTAATGGAAACATATGAGCAGGAACAAGCAATGAATCCTGGGATGAAAACTAACAAGCGTGACTTAGGTGACGGTAAATCGGAGATATCATAATGGACTTATCATTTATTACAGCAGATTTCTTAAACAACATATCATGGTGGGACGGTATCATTTATATCATAATGGCACTGGTTGTATACGCACTTATCAGATGGATTAACAAAAAGATATGAAACTAGAAGACACACCTTGGTTCGAATCAACACCAGTAATGGACCATCCATTATTTTTAGTATTTGAAGACAAGTATCCTGTAACTAAAGGACACTTGCTATTTGTTCCTAAACAAGACGACCCAATGCACAGAAAAGCCTGCTTTGAAGAAGCATATGATTGGGGATTAGATCTATATCAAAAAGACTTAGGCGGTGGCTACACTGAAGTTAAATGAAAAACTTATGGCAACGCTACAAGGCACACGATAAGAAAGTAAAAGAAGCACAAGCAAACTTCAAAGTGTCTGACATTGAAAACAAATACGTTAGAGCATTTATGTGGATATTCATGCTTAAATTTGCGTGGGATATTACTACGCTATTTGAGAAGTATCTACCTATGCCAACAGTATACAAAGTATTAGGTCTAGGTTGGACAAAACTAGGCTATTATGTATTTCGATTATTATGGTTTATATTTGTTGTCCTAGTTTTGTACAACGTACTAGGTCAAGAAGCTTTTGATAAGTTAATTAACGAATTGTGAGAATATTATGAAACTAGAAGATACTCCTTGGTTTGAATCAAAACCGCTAATGGATCATCCATTATTTTTAGTATTTGAAGACAAATATCCTGTAACCAAAGGCCACTTATTGTTTGTTCCTAAACAAGACGACCCGATGCACAGAAAAGCCTGCTTTGAAGAAGCATATGATTGGGGATTAGATCTATATCAAAAAGGTTATTGCACTGGTTTTAATATAGGTCAAAACGTAGGCGAGTCAGCAGGACAAACAGTAATGTATCCTCATGTACATATGATTCCACGCACAGACGGCGATTGTGCAGATCCTAGAGGCGGTGTACGTGGTGTTATTGCAGAAAAACAGAAGTACTAGATGATACTACTAATTAATGGCGACAGCCACACAGCAGGTGCTGAAGCAGTTAATCAACACAGCTTTGCCTATGATGATCCTAAGTATGTAAACATGCACCGTAGTCCTCATCCAGACAATCTAAAAGCGAGTTGGGGTATAAAGTTAAGTAAGATGTTATCAGCTACACCACACGTATTGGCAGAGTCAGCAAGTTCAAATAAACGTATTCTACGCACTACTAGACAGTTCCTCAATGAGAAGTGGGACGGCAATGATGATATATTGGTAGTGATTCAATGGTCAACTTGGGAACGACAAGAGTGGGAGATCGATGGAGAATGGTTCCAAGTTAATGCATCAGGCATTGATCATGTGCCAGACAGTCATAAGAAAAAATATAAAGAATTCGTAGCTAATGTTGACTGGCAAGAATGTACTCGTCATTGGCACAATGAAATATGGAAATTCCATAATGAGTTAACTGATAAAAACATACCTCATGTTTTCTTTAACGGTAATACAGACTTTGCACAAATAAGAGATCAAAAAGATTGGGGAGCAAGTTATATTGGTCCCTATGACAGTAAACTAACATATCATAACCAATTACAAGAACTTGGATTCCAGACAGTAACCAAAGACAGCTATCATTATGACGAAAAAGCTCACAGTGAATGGAGTAAAGTTATGGTACGGTACATTATTGACAATAAACTCGTTTGATCGTATAATACTAGTATGAGATACTTATTAGTAGACACAGCAAACACATTCTTTCGTGCTAGACATTCAGCATTTAGAGCAAGCGATACCTGGGAAAAAGTAGGCTTTGCACTTCATGTTACTCTAGCAAGCATAAACAAAGTACACAGAGACCAAAAAGCAGATCATGTTATATTCTGTTTAGAAGGACGCTCATGGCGTAAAGACTTTTATGAGCCCTACAAAAAGAATAGAACTGTAGCCAGACAAGCACTAACTGACAAAGAAGCAGAAGAAGATAAAGCATTCTGGGAAAGCTTTGATGCTATGAATACTTTTATTAAAGAAGGTACAAACTGTACAACATTACAGCACAAAGAGCTTGAAGCAGATGATTTGATAGCAGGTTGGATCCAGAGTCATCCCAATGATGAACACATTATTGTAAGTTCAGACACAGACTTTTATCAACTGCTAGCAGAAAATGTAAAACAGTATAATGGTATCACAGATGAGCTACACACACTTGAAGGTATCTTTGATAAAAAAGGTAATCGTGTGCTAGATAAGAAAACTAAAGAGCCTAAGGTAGTACCAGATCCTGAATGGATACTGTTTGAGAAATGTATGCGTGGTGATGCTACAGATAATGTATTCTCTGCTTATCCAGGTGTACGTAAAAAAGGTACACGTAACAAAGTTGGATTAGTTGAAGCTTTTGAAGATAAAAAGAAAAAAGGTTACAACTGGAATAATATGATGTTACAGCGTTGGGTTGATCACAATGAAGAAGAACATCGAGTGTTAGATGATTATGAACGTAATTGTATTCTAGTAGACTTGACAAAACAGCCAGATGACATTAAAGTTAAGATGGCACAAACTATTGCTGAAGGGTCTAAAGCAAAACAGGTTCCAATGGTAGGAGCTAAGTTCTTAAAGTTTTGTGGTAAATATGATTTAGTAAAACTAAGCGATAACGCTAACACAATGGTTGACTGGATGAACGCCAGTTACCCAGAGAAAGGGTAATGGACAACTACAACGAAGAACAATTTAAAATTGATTTTCCTAAGACAGAAATTGGAAAAAGACTATTAGCTGAAACACCAAGATGGATGACTACTAGGTATTCACCCGTTGACTATGATGCTCAACCACGTGACACCATACTAACTTTACGTGTTGCTCCATTTTTTTATATACTGAAGTTATTGGAAAAGAATCCTAAACAAATAGCAGACATTGGGTGTGGCTCAAACTTTTTTAAAAATTTTATTCCTGAGATACACGGAAATGATCCAGTAGAGAATCCTAATGTTGATCAGGTTGATTATTTTGACGAGGACTTTAGTATTGGACACACAAACAAATTTGATTGTGCTATGGCTATCAATTCTCTACATTTTATTTCATTGACTGACATTACTAAACAACTTAATAATTTTTCTAATATCATTAAACCTGGTGGTAGAGGCTTTATTACATTTAACGTTAAAAGAATGATAGAAGTAACCAAACCAAGTGAACTGATCCCGAATGAACAGTTATCATCACATATCAAACAACAAGTTGATCTAGCATTATCAAATGTGTTAGCATATGATGATTATATTTTTCAACAACCAGATGTAGTAGATGATTTCTATCTGAACGGGCACATTAGAATAGTATTTGAAAAGGAGAAGTGATATGGCAGTAACAGCAAAAGGTATTGTTAAAAATAAGTTTTGGGTTCTAATTGAAAACAAACAACGTATAGGAGAAATATCAGCTAACCGTGTCGGTAGAGGTTATTCAATTACATTTCACGGTGCCCGAGAAAATGTTGATACTGTTAACGATCTTAAAATTGGCAGAAAGAAGATTAGATTTGTTGATCCTCCTAAACGCGAATTTGTAGAAAGAGATCAAGTACACGGTTATCCTACAGACGCTGAACCATTTAATGGTGTATGGGACCTATCGCATAAGGCGCCTATATACACTAAAGAAGACAATAGCAAGAGTTGGTTCTGTGCTGGATGGTTTTTAATTAAAAAAGGACGTAACTGGAAACAAGAGTTTTGTCCAAAGTTAATTACCATTGAACGGTATGATCATCGAGGTCCTTATCAATCACCGTCAGATCTACTTAAAGTTAAAGCATAATGCAACATATCAAACGCTTTATAGATCGTTTAAATGACCTACAAGTAACTAACAGTAAAGATTTTACTATGAGTATGCACGAAGCAAGATTATTGCATGCAGACATCACAAAGTTGCTAATAGACACTAATCAAGAAACAGCAACCACAGCTAACGACGTAATCAACGTTGAAATAAAAGGCGATTCATTTTAAACTACGTAGTTTTTAACTAAATACTAGCAGTTAATTATTAGGTATTATTATAAACATGAGTCGTCCAAGACCTCAAGTATTGGTTGAGATAACCAACAAAGAAACATATAAAACCGAGCAAGTACTTGCAAGTGATGGAATATGGGCAGTATATTTTGAAGATCGCCCTATTAATTTAAAAACCAGCAACTATCTTGTTCAGTACCCTGGACCTAAATATAAAAAAGTATCATTTAGTAATCCTGGTCACGCTATTAATCTAGCAAAAAAACTCAATGAGCAATTCCAAACAGATGGGTTCTCTGTTGTATTACTAGACAAAGGAAAAGTAATATATCCTGAGAGTGGAAAGAAAAAAACTAAATCTAACTAAGCAAATACTTGCTACCATCAACAAACCACTAGCATTAGAAATTGCATTAGCAACCTGGTGGACTAATATACAAGACACTGGTGGTATGGGATTAACAGAACATGGATTTGCACTATTCACACAACAGTTAGATATCAAATCATACGAGTGGGATATAGAAGCCAACTCAGTATTGGGCAATCGTGTAGTATTAGCTCTTGACAGGAAAATGGAATTTCCGTATTATATAAAAAGGGCACGAAGTAAAAAAACAAAAGGTAAGTTATATTTGTTTGGAGAACGAGATGCTGTTCTCATTAACCTTTGTGGTAGTTTAGAAAAGTTTGTAGAGAATACATTAGTATAGCCCTTATAGCTCAGTTGGTAGAGTGGTAATGAGCCTCACTTGTAATGAGGATATCGGGAGTTCGATTCTCTCACTGGGCACCATTTTAATTAGTAAGAGCTAAATACAATGTATAGGAGCTCTATCAAATGAATAAAGAAAATTACAATTGTTTGCACTGTGGCAAAGAGAATATGTTCAAAGGCTACAGTTATAATAATAAGTATTGCGATAATAAGTGCCAGGCAGACTATCAAAGTAATGAAAAGATAAGAGCTTGGTTAGAAGAAGGCAAAGATTGGAAAACGCAAATACCACAATGGGTAAAGCGTTATCTATCAGAGCAGAGAGGTTATGCTTGCGAGTGCTGTAGCATTAGCGAGTGGAACGGAAAAAAGATCGTGTTAGAAGTTGATCATATTGACGGACATCACAGAAATAATG